GGGGAAGACGACCACACGACCGGCCCGCTGGATATTCTGGAAATGCTCTTGCCGCCCGCCGGGGGTGACGCGTGATGGGGCGCCGCGCCCCGTTCGTCGTCATTGACGAATTCGCGTCGTTTGCCCGCCGGACCCTGTCGCTGGGGACGGCGCTTGTCGTCCCGGCGATGGACGACAAGCGCCGACAGCCCGCCCCCGTCGTCCCCGGCGCGGCGTCCGGCAATCGTGCGCAACGTCGCGCGGCGTCCGCCCGGGGGCGCAAGGCATGACCGGGCCGGGCGGACGCCGCGCCGCGATCGCGGCCAGCATTGCCGTTTGGACGGTAATTTTCGTCTATGTCCTTTGATTGGCGCAAGCCCGACTATTCCCCAATTTTCGCGGAACGCTTCCGGCGGCTGCAAGCAATCCGGCAAGAGCCCGAATGCCTGCCCGCGTTGTTCGATTTCTACCGGGACAACGTCGCGCAATTTATCGAAGATTGGGGCGTGACCAGCGACCCGCGCAACGCCGACGTTGACTTGCCCGTACTGGTCCCGTTCATGCTCTTCCCCAAGCAACGGGAATGGGTTGAATGGACCGTGGCGCATTGGCGGGCGCGGCGCCCGGGGCTGGCCGAAAAGTCACGCGATTGTGGCCTGTCGTGGCTGTCCGTTGCGACCGCGTCCACGCTCTGCCTGTTTCACGACGGACTAACCATTGGTTTCGGGAGCCGCAAGGAAGAGTACGTAGACAAGATTGGCCACCCGAAATCGCTGTTTTGGAAGGCCCGGCAATTCATCGAATACCTACCGCCTGAATTCAAGCGGGGCTGGAACCCGCGCCGGGACAGCGCCCATATGCGCCTTTCGTTCCCGGCGACCGGGTCTAACATTACCGGGGAAGCGGGCGACAACATTGGACGCGGCGACCGCGCCAGTATCTACTTCGTGGACGAAGCGGCATTCCTTGAGCGGCCCATGCTGATCGAAGCCTCACTATCGCAGACCACCAATTGCCGTATCGACATTTCCAGCGCCAACGGGCTGGCCAACCCGTTCGCAGAGAAACGCCACGCCGGGAAGATTGACGTATTCACGTTTCACTGGCGGGACGACCCGCGCAAGGACGAAGCGTGGTATGCGCGCCAGTGCGATGAACTGGACCCGGTCACGGTGGCGCAGGAAATCGACATCAACTATTCGGCGTCCGTGGAAGGCGTCCTAATCCCGTCGCAATGGGTGCAGGCGGCCATTGACGCCCATGTCAAGCTGGGGATTGTTCCGTCCGGGGAGCGCCGGGGCGCCTTTGACGTGGCGGACGAAGGCGTTGACTTGAACGCGTTCCTAGTGGCGCACGGCGTCGTCATTACCGACGCGGAAGAATGGAGCGGCAAGGGCGGGGACATTACGGCTAGCACGGAAAAGGTATACGACCTCTGCGATACGCTGGACGTGCGCAGCTTCAAATACGACGCCGACGGGCTGGGGGCCGGGGTGCGCGGCGACGCCCGCGTGATTGGCGCCCGGCGCAAGGAACAGCGGCGCCAAGCGATCACCGTAACGGCTTTCCGGGGCAGCGCGGAAGTATGGCACCCGGACGCGCAAGACGTGCCGGGCCGGACGAACGGCGACTATTTCGCCAACCGCAAGGCGCAATCGTGGTGGGCGCTGCGTCGGCGCTTCTACCTAACCTACAAGGCCGTTGTGGAAGGCGCCGACTTCGACCCGGACGCCCTGATTTCGATCGCGTCCGGCATGGCGCACCGGGGCAAGCTGGTTATGGAGTTGTCACAACCGACGTACCGGCTTAATGAAATCGGCAAGATTGTCGTCAATAAGAAGCCGGACGGGACGAAAAGCCCCAACTTGGCGGACGGTGCGATGATTTTGTTTGGCCGTGGCCAAGGGCAGGCTATGGTCATTTCGGACGAAGCGCTAAAGGACGTCTAATGCTGACATGGATTAAGCGAATGCTGGCCGCGTGGGTCGCGTCCCCTCTGCCCGTCCCGGCGCCCGTGCGGGAGGAAATGCGGATTTCCGACCTCGCTCTTGCCGCCGCGTCCGGCGCCAGCGTGCCGCCCATGCAGCCTTTCACCATTCCCAAGCCGCCGCCGTATATGGCCAAAGCCATGGCCATGGACGCGTCCGTGGCAGAGAACGTAGGCGCCATGCACGCGTGGGCGGCCAGCGGGGCCTTTTCAGAGGGTCTAGGCTTCCTTGGCTATCCGTACTTGTCCGAACTGGCGCAACGGCCCGAGTACCGCCGCATTACCGAAATTATCGCGGGGGAAGCCACGCGGAAATGGATCAAGCTTGGCGGCGACGCCGGACGGGTCAAGGAATTGGAAGCCGAACTGGAAAAGTTCGATATCCGCGCCCGCTTCCGGGAACTCGCAGAGCATGACGGTTTCTTTGGCCGGGGGCAGCTTTTCATTGACCTCGGGCATCCCGCCAATAGCGAAGAGTTGGGCAAGCCGCTTTTGATCCGGAAGGAAAAAATCCCCAAGGGCAAGGTGCGCAATTTCAAGGTCATTGAACCGCTCTGGTCCTACCCGGGCACCTATGAAAGCACGTCCCCGATTGCGCAGGATTTCTACCGCCCGCGTTACTGGTACGTCATGCAGTCAATCGTCCATACGGACCGCCTGCTGACAATCGTGGGCCGCGACGTGCCGGATTTGCTCAAGCCCGTCTACGCGTTCGGCGGCCTGTCGCTGTCGCAAATGGCCAAGCCTTACGTGGACAATTGGCTGCGCACCCGGCAATCGGTAAGCGATACGGTCCATTCCTATTCAACGCCCGTGCTGGCCACGGACCTATCCACGGTACTTGCCGGGGGCAGCGCGCAAGGGCTTATCCAGCGCGCGGACCTGTTCAACCGGACGCGCGACAATCGCGGCCTCATGATGGTGAATAAGGACAGCGAAGAGTTTTCGAACGTCTCTACGCCCCTGTCGTCCGTGGACAAGCTGCAAGCGCAGGCGCAAGAGCAAATCGCCAGCGTTACCGGCATCCCTCTGGTCATTTTGCTGGGGGTCACGCCGTCGGGCTTGAACGCGTCCAGCGACGGCGAAATCAAGACCTTCTACGCGACCATTAAGGCGTACCAAGAGCGCGTCTTTGCCGGGCCGCTCAAGACCGTGCTGGACGTGTTGCAACTTAATCTTTGGGGCGCAATCGACCCGGAAATTACGTTCGAATTCCTTGACCTTTGGGAAATGGACGAAACCGACAAGGCCGCCGTTCGCAAGTCGGACAGCGACATGGACAACGGCTATATTACGTCGGGCGTCGTCTCCCCGGACGAAGTGCGGGAGCGCATTAGCAAGGACGAAACCAGCCCGTACTTTGGCATGGACCTGTCCGCCCCGGCCCCGGAAGCGCCGGACGACGCCGACGTGCTGGGGGGCCCGGACCCGGACGACGGGGGCGACCCGCCCGCGCAAGACGCGGCATGGGAGGAAAGCAAGCACAAGCGGGCCGATAATGGCCAGTTTGGCAGCGGCGGGGGCGGTGCGGCGCCCAAGAGCGAAGAGCGCGCCCCGACCACCGCCAAGGGCAAGGCTGCGCAGCGTACCGCCGCCGGGCGCAAGCTGGACCGCGACGCGGCGGAAGCAGCCCGCGCCAAGGCTGTCGAAACCGTGACCAAGACGCTCCCGGCCCCGGGCGAATTGCCGCCGTCGGGGGAAGTGCGCCAGCCGTTCAAGTCGTGGAACGAAGCGGCGGCCATGGCGGAAGTCGGCCAGCGCCAGCTTACCGAACTGCTGGGCAAGGTTGCATCGCGCATGGGGCTGGTGACGGACAAAATCCCCGAAAACCTTACGCCGGAAACCAAGGGCAATTTCCTGATGATTGGGCCGATCAAAAAGGAAGAAAAGGCCATGGACAAAGTCACCACCGACTACGGCGGCGACGTCTCGCAACTCAAGGATTTGTGCCGGGCGACTATCGCGTGCGATAGCGTAGAGGGCATGGCCAAGGCGGTCGAAGAGGCCAAGGCGGCGGGGCTCAAGTTCATCGCGGAACCCAAGAACAACTACGCCAACCCCAAGTCCCCGGTCGGATACCGCGACGTCAATACGCTGGTCCAGTTGCCGAACGGCATGATCGCGGAACTGCAATTTAATACCGTCGCCATGGTCGCCGCCAAGGAAAAGGCCCATGGCGCCTATAACAAAACAATCAAGATTGCGCAGGAGTTGGAACGCAAGCCGCCGCCGGACGGGACATGGCCCGCCGACGTCGCCAAGCGCTATAATGAGTTGGAAGATTTCCAGCGGCGGGAATATGGCGCCGCGTGGGAGCGGGCGTTGCCTAGCGCTGCATGATTTCCCGGGCGCGGGCCTCTTCGATTTCCGCGCCCCAGCCTTCCGGCTTGAGCCCGCCCTCATAGGGAACGAACGCCTTGCGCTCTGCGTTCCAGATTTGGGCGGGGGCGCCGCGATGGAAGCCACGGAATAGGCCGCCGTCTTCGCTCTCGATATACATCATGCCGTTATCGGCCATGGGGATTTCCTCTTGAGGGTTGCCGGGCGAACCGTAGGCCGCCCGCGCCGCCCGGTCAACCGTCCGCAAGAACGCAGTGGGCCGCGTGGCGGGCGGCGTTGTTAAGCTGGCGTTGCCAAGCGCCGACGCTGGGGGCCCAACGGAAGCCCCGGCCCTTGAGCGCGGCCCGCATTTCGGCGTCCGGCTTGCCCGGGAAGAACAGTTGCAGGCGGTTATCTTCCGCATTCTCGACAACCCGCACGCCGTCGTCCCGCTCTACCGGCGCCGCGACCGGGCGGGCCGCGTTGCGCTCAAGCTGCGCAATCCGGTCCTTGATCCGGCGGATTTCCGCCCGACGGTTGGCCACGTGGAAGAAACCGCGCGCCATGTAGGGCCAGCTTGCGACCATGCGGGCGACTTCCGCCTTGATCGCGTCGGGGGCGTCTATCATGGCTTCCGCGCCGCCCTTCCTGATTTGGGCGTTCCACTTCACTTCCGCGTCGGCCCGAGCCTCAAGGGCGGCCAGCTTGGCGGCCAGCTTGGCGATCGCGTCCGGGTCGTCCGCGCTAATCCCCCCGTGACCAACCCCGGCGGCCCGATCGCGGGCGGCGTCGGCGGCCTTGCTCAATTCCACGCCCTTGTCCATGGCGGCGTGCGCCCGGGCGATCGCGCGACGGTGGCGGCCCTCGCTATGGTGGCCGACAAGAATGGGCTGGCCAAAGGGAATGCCGCTGGCCTCTTCCCTCATATCGGCGGCCCGGAACTTGGCGGCGGCGACCGCGTCCAGCCGGTCGGCCCGCGCCTCAAGGCGGGCCTTCCGGTCGGCAAGCTTTTGTTCATATGCGTTCATGGCGTCTTCCTTTCGCAGCAACTCTAGGGGGCGTTGACCGGGCGGTCAAGCGTTTATTTGCCCCGGGCGTAAATCAGATTAGCTTCCACAACGTCGGCCCGGGCAAGGAACGCCGCGTACTGGCGCCGGGCATGGGCGGCGGCCAGCCCGATCATTTCCCGACTGTTGCCGTTCTTGAACCGGGCGAAAACCCCGACGGGCTGGCGCCGGGCGGCGACCCGGTTTTGAGCCAAGAGGCTCACAAACTTGATTTCCGCGCCAGCCACGGCGGCAAGCGCCGCGTCGGGCAGACCGTCCAGCAAGGCGCAAATTTTGGGATAGGCTTCACCGCACGGGTCCATGCGATCGACCCCGGCATAGGCGGCCTTGAGGGCGGCGATTTGGTCGGCATTCATGGCTCAAGCCCCTTCCATCCAAACGTCACCCCGGGGGATGAAAATTGCGCCGTCATCATCGCAGGCCAGCGAATACCGCTCGGGGATATCGCCATTCTGGAAAACGCCGAACGCGCCCGCGTAGGGCTCGACCTTGAGGGGCACACCGTTCTTGGCCCACGCGGCCACGAAGGCTTCCGCGATCACCAGCGGGGCGGCGTGGGCGCCCTTGCCCATATTCCACTTTTCCATGGTCCGTACTCCCGGGCGGCCAATCCGCCCTATGCCTTGGACATTACAGGCCGTTGACCGTGCGGTCAAGCGTTATTTTGCAGCACGCAAAGAAAAACCCCGGGCCGTTGCGGGCCCGGGGCAAAAGTTGGGGAGAGGAAGGGGATCGTCCGGACGCCTTAGCCCGCCAGCCATTCCCGCGTCAATGCGATTTTTGCGGCGTCCGGGGCGCCAAGGTAGCGGTAAATCCGCCCGCCGACGTACCAGCGCAGTTGCCGACCCCGCCCCATCCCGCCCCGCGTGGTCACGACCTTTGCGGTGCGCTTCCCGGGAGGCGTCCAGTCGCCATCCCAATGGATCACAATTTTCGGGAAACCCGCGCGATAGGCGGCGACCGCCTTGGCCACGTCGTCAAGCATGGGCGATATATTCCTTTCCGTCGGCGTTGACCAAACGGACGACGCCCATGCCGCAATCCAACTCGCACCGGACATGGTAATTTTTCAGGGCCCGCTTCATGGCCTGAAACCGATCGAAGTTGTCACGCTTGCGGTTGGCATCACGAACCCGCTTCGCCGCGTGATATTCGCGCAGCCCGTCCTGATCGCCCATGACGTGCTGGCCGCGCAGCAACTCACAAATTTGTTCGATTTTGCTAATCCTGCCCATGGCTCAATATCCCTTCCCAAAGTTCCAGAGGATTTCCACACCGCCCCGCGCGCCGATTGCGACAAGCTGGACGTCGTCATTCGCACGCAGCACGAAATAGCTTACCCGCCGCACCGCCGGATTTTTGCAAATGCGCTTGGCATTCGCCTTAGCTTCCGGGAGGCTGGCCGGGAGACGCCCCCCCGCCGCGATCGCGGCGAAGTGGTCCGGGTCGAAGAACTCAAGCGCCGCGTGACCGGCGGGGGGCATTGCGTAGGCCATAAATCAGGCTCCCTTCAAAATTGCGGCCTTGGCGGCCCGGAAAGAAACGAAGTCATTCCAGTATTCCCGGGGCTTGGCGGACCCCTCGGGCGCGGCTTCGAAAACCAGCCAGCCGCCGTCCGGGTAGCGCTCGACTTCAAAGTGCCTGCCCTTGTGGTGGACGTCGTAAATGCCCGCGTTTATCCGAAGGACGATCATGGCCCGGCCCCCTTCAATCCAAGACGTTGACGACGGGCTTGCGCGCTTGTGCCAGCCAGTAAGCATCGAACGACGCCTGATCTACCACGCCGTCGCTTTCGAAGTGGACGTTGAACTGGATAGCCTTGCCGCCGTGCCGTTCGGCCCGGGCCGCGTATTCCATGTCCATTGCGAGACAGCCAAGGGCCGACCAGCTTTCGCCTTCCCCGACCACGCCAAGGAACTCCCCAAAACCGACCATTCCGCGCGCCGCGCTTTTCACGATAGAGAACTTGTTCGCCATGACACACCTTCCTTTCGACCCGACATTAGGGACCGTTGACCGCGCGGTCAAGCGTTATTTGTGCCTTGCGTGAAAAAAGATTGACCGCCATAACCGGGCCCATGGCGCAAGAGTTGAAACCTATCCGGCCTAGCGCCGCCGTCCGGACGGCGTACCAGCGCAAATTGCACGCGTTGACGGACGAAATGCACCGTTCCGTCGTCTATTGGCTCAAGGTCAATTACCGATCGCAGGCCGCCCGGCTGGCGCTAGACGCGTCGCCCGCCATGGAGTTGCGCCGCATCATGCGGAAGCTGTCCCGGCGCTGGCAGGCCCGTTTTGACGAACTGGCGCCCCAAATGGCCGAATACTTCGCCCGCGCCGCGTCCAGCCGCGTGGACCGCGAATTGGAAGCCATGCTGCGCAAGGCCGGGATTTCCGTTCGCTTCAAAATGTCCGCCGGGCAGCGCAATGCGTATCAAGCCGTCATTGGCGAAAACGTGGCCCTGATTAAATCCATCCCGGAAAAGTATCTGGCCGACATTGAACGGTCGGTAATGTCCAGCGTCGGCACGGGGCGCGACCTTGGGGCGCTGGTCAAGGATTTAGAGCAGGGATACGGCGTCACACGGCGCCGGGCCGCCCTGATCGCGCGGACGCAAAACAACATGGCCACGGCGACGCTTACCCGGACGCGGCAAATCGAAGCGGGCATAACGAAGGCCCGCTGGCTGCATAGCGCAGGCGGGAAGACGCCCCGCCCCGAACACGTCGCATTCTCGGGCAAAACATACGACGTGACCAAAGGCGCCTACCTTGAGGGCAAGTGGACGTTCCCGGGGCAGGAAATCAATTGCCGGTGCGTTTCGGTTGCGCTAATCCCCGGTTTCGGAGACTGACACCATGGCCGTTGCCCAACTTGTAGACTTGGTAAAAATTGTCGCGGCCAATACCGGCACGGGGCCATTTACCCTTGGCGCGGCGGCGACCGGCTTCCGGGGCGTAGAGGCGCTTACCGACGGCTTCACCTATAGCTATAGCGTCCAAGAGGGCGCCAATTTCGAATATGGCACGGGCGTTTATTCGCTGGCCGGGGGCACGCTTACGCGCGGCGTGCTGGGGTCCAGCTATGGGGGTTCCCCAATCAACCTTCCGCCAAACGCCGAAATCGCTTTCGTGGCGCTTGCGCAGGATATCAACGCGGACAATGCGAACGACGCGCTGCTGTCCAGCCGCAATCTGGACGACCTCGCCAGCGTCCCGACGGCCCGCTTTAACCTCGGGCTTGTGCCCGGGGCCGACGTGCAGGCGTATGACGACGGCCTGCAAGCCATTTCCGAACTGGCGACCGCTCTCTATGGCCGATCGCTTTTGACGCTGGCCAACGCCGCCGCGCTGGCCAATGCCGCCGGGGCAAACCGCAAGGCCGTGGCGTTCCAGATTGTCGGGACCGCGCCGACGGCAAGCGAACTGCTATTCGCCTTCACGCCGCCCGCCGGGGAGACATGGACCTTTGCGGACGACTTTGCCGGGTTCGCCTTTGCCAAGGCGTCCACGGGCGCCAACCCCGCCGCTCCCTACGCAATGGACGTAAAGCGCGACGGCGTCACGGTCGGGACGTTCGAAATTTCGGCGGCGGGCGTAGTCACGGGTTCCACGGCGGGCGGGGGCTTTTCGCTGGCCGGGGGCACGAACTGGATTGAAGTTTTCGGCAACGCCACGCCGGACGCGGGCGCCGTCGGGTATACCGTGACGCTGGCCGCCACGGCGACGTGGGCCTGATATGGCCAACCGCTTCCTCTACCAAGGCGCGCATCCGGCCTTTACCCGCAACGTCGGCACGGTCGCGGCCAGCACGTCCGGGCGCGACGCGACCTATACCGACTGTTCCCTTCAAATCGCGGCCAGCACGCATCATGCGATCATGGATTTCACCACGGCGGACGGGGCGGACGATTACGCCGTCGCCGGGGAAACCCTATGGGCCCGCACGGATTTCCTGTACAACGCCGGTTCGTCCGTTTGTACGCCTTTGGCGCTGATTAACGACGCCGACCAAGATTTGATCCGGGTCCGTGTCACCACGTCCACGACGTTGCAGCTTCAATACAACTCGGGGACGCTGGCCGCCCCTGTCTGGACGCAGCTTGGCGCCAACGTGACCGTATCGGGCAGCACGCGTTACAAGCTGGATTTGCGGCTAGATATCGACCCGGCAGGCACGGCGCACGGGTACGCCCTCTTCCTTGACAACGTCCAGCAATTTGCGGGCAGCTTCGCCATGGCGCTGCTAACGCGCGTGGACGCGACAAAAGCAGGCTATGCGGGGGGCAATCTCTACGTCTCGCAGATTTTGGCGACGGTCGGGATTAACACAATCGGTTCGTTTGTGCCCGCGATCAAAGCCAGCGCGGCGGGCAGCAACTCGGGCATGACCGGCGCCTATACGGACGTCAACGAAGTCGCCTTGAACGATGCCACCATGGTTTCCAGCAACGTCGCCGGGCAGCGCACCACCTTTGCCATGGGCGACCTGCCCGCGCTCCCGGTCGGCATGACCGTAGGCGCGGAAGTGCGCCACACGTTCCGGGCGAATAACGACGGCGTGGCGCCGACCAATATCCGCCCGGTCATTAGGCAAGCGGGCGTGGATAGCGTCGCAACGGCGGTCCCCGGGCTGGGGCTGGGATACGCGACGTTCATGAAGGGCTACGCCCTGTCCTACGCGGAAATCAACGCCGCCGGGTTCGAACTAGGTTGGGAAAGCGAAGCGTGACCACGCGCATAACATACCAACGGGCGTACTCCCCCGCGACGCAAGCGCCGCTCAATATCACCTTGCAGCGCGCCTACGCCGTCTTTCTGTCTTCGCTGGGGGTCACGATCACCTTGCAGCGGCTTTTCGTCCCGTTCATCGCGGACGGCGCCCCCGCCGGGCGGCGTCGGCAAATCATCAATAGTTAGGGCTTCGACATGGGTACGGGCAATCGCTGGCTTTTCGCAGGGTCGGACGCGGGGTGCTTTCGCACCGTCGCGGGGGCCCTTGGCACGTCGGCGTTGTCCGCCCTCGATACTGGCTGGTGCAATTGCTCTTTGAGCCTTGCGCCCGGCAATATCGCGGCGGCGGATTTCACGGACACGACCGGGGCGGCGGATACGGTCGGCGCAGGGGAAACCCTATGGGCCCATTTCATTCGCCGCCGGACGGGCAGCGCGAACGCAGTTTATAACGAATTGCGCGTAGTGGACGCGTCGGATTTCGCATGGATTGCGATCCGGTGGAAGGCGGGGACGACGTTCGGCCTGTTTTATAATAGCGGCACGGGCGCCGCGCCCGTTTGGACGCAATTCGGGGCTGATTTCTCTTTGCCTAACATTGATTTGGTCCTTGATATTGCCGTCACTCTCGGGTCGCCGCATTCGGTTTCCCTCTACATCGACAGTGGTTCGGGGAGCGCGTTTAACCAGACCGCGACGTTTACGCAGGCCGCGTTCACGGGCGCGCGGGCGCTGCATTTCGAAACGAACAACGGCACCAATTTCTTTGGCAGCGTGCTTTGTTCGGTCGGCCTTCCGACCATCAACGCGCATTGCGCCGCAATCTACCCGACCGGGGCAGGGACGACTAACACGTTCACGTCCGGCACCGTGACCAGTATTGACGAACTCGGGGTGGATGACGGGGACGTCATGACCAGCGCCGCCGCTGCGCAGCGCGCCACGTTTGTCTATGCGGACGTCCCCAGCCTTGGGGTCGGGTTTACAGTAACCGACTTTTTCCTTTTCACCCGGGCCAAGAACGACGGCACCAACCCCGGCTTTATTCGCCCGGTGCATCGCAACGGCGTCGGGACGGAAACGGTCGGGCCGTCGTTCACTAGCATGGACCTGACTTTCAAGCCGCTGGTCGCCCGCTATCTCATGACGAAGGCGGATTTTGACGCGTCGCAATTCGGGTTCGAAAGCAGCGATACATGACGGCGGACGTTTCCAAGCAAATCGCCTATGCGCCGGTCAACGCCCCGGGGCTGTCCGTTTCCAAGCAAATCGCCTACGCGCCGGTCAACGCCCCGGGGCTGTCCGTTTCCAAGCAAATCGCCTATGCGCCGGTCTACGTTGCGCAGGGGATATC